GATAAGCAAAAAATCAAATCAAATGTATTATTTGTAAATTGTGCTCATGGTAAAGGGATAAAATTTATAAGGGAAGAGTTGAAATTTTTTGCAAAAACGAATATTCAAACAAATAATGGAATGTTTTTTAAATCAATAGTATTATTAAATGCGGGGTATTTAACAATGGATGCTCAATCAGCATTAAGACGATGTATAGAGCAATTCAGTTATAATACTCGTTTTTTTATAATAATAGAAGATAAGAATAAATTATTGAATCCAATTTTATCGCGATTTTGTGAAATTTATATACCGGAGTATGTCAATGAAAATAATGAAGTAATAAACTTACATAAGCATTTTATAGAAGATAAACATAATTTAGAAAAAGAGGTAAATTATTCAGAACTAATAGGCGAAAAGTTAAATAATATAGACAAAACACATGCAAATTTTATAGAATTAGTTGAGGATTTTTATAATGACGGTATTTCATGTCTAGATTTAGTAAAGTTTATTAAGGAAAGTGATGAAATAAATGAATTAGATAAAATACGAACAGGTATATGTTTTGATACAATAAATTCGCAGTTTAGAAATGAAAAAATATTAATGTTCTTTATTTTAGATTACTTATATATTCGTTCAAATAAGGATTTAAAATGTATTTCGGTATTATAATATTTTATGGACGATTTTGTGATATCGAACTTAAATGAATCTAGAAATGAGTGGTGTAGTCGTTTAGTAAGTATTTTTACACCATTAGTAAATGAGGGAATACGTTCTATTTTTAAGGAATCGTGGGATGTGTGTGTAGAAAATGATGAAGCAAATAAATACTTGATGACATTTCAAAATTTTTTATCTCGTATTCCAAAGTGGAATAATGATATAATTGCAAATGAGAGAGATAGAATAATTGATAGAAGTAAATGCAATTATTTGGAGGATTTGATTACATGTGTGCATATTATTCAATTAAAAATTTTGACATGTATTCGTGTAGGAAACAAACAGAAGCAAATAGATATTTCAATTCCAAAACTAGATGATTTTATTCATAAGGTATATATTCATACAGCAAGAAAATTATATTCAAATGTATATTTATTTGAAAGAAATATTTCTCCTTTGCAACAACAAAAGAATAATCGTGAGATGGAAGTAATTATTCAAGAATGTATATTAACAGCTATTCGTGATTCAATTCCAACAGAAGAAATAATTCGTGCTTACATGGATGAAAGTGTAGAGCAAGAAGAGGAAGTAATTATTGAGAACATTGAAGAGAAGGAGGAAGAAAAGCCTGTAGCTGAAGAAGAAAAAGAGGAAGTGAAGGAGGAAAATAAAGAGGAGACAGTTCCAGAAGTAGTTCCCACAATTCAAGATAAGGATGATAAAGAAGTAGTAACAAGATTAACATTTAACGATATAGATAGCATTTTAGATGAAAATGATGAAAAGAAGGAAGAACCAAGAAGTATGGAGGATTTAAATAATATTTCAGTATCAAAAGCAATGGAAAGTTACTCAGATGATGAGGATGATGAAAAGATTCAAATAATGGATGAACCAATTAGTTTAACTGATTTTGAAGAATTAGAGGATCCTTTTGCAAAGAAAGATGAAATAGTATTAGATGGAGTAGAAGTTTTAGGTTAAATGCGTATATTTAGAATATAATTCTTCTAGAGCAGGTATATAATGGAAAAATTGTTTATAATTTCAATTTTAATTTCTATTGTGTATGCAATAGTTACAATAATAGAAGGTAAATTTGTTCAAAAAAAACTGAAACCAACAAAGGAAATAATTAGAGAAGGATTTTTTGTATTTATATCATCCATAGTTAGTTTATTTTTATTTTTTAAGATGAGTGGGACATTAACAGAGTTTTTCAATATTATTACAGATACTAAAACAGATACAGTAAAGGCAACAGAAGTTTTTACAGGTGATCCAGGATTTTAATATATTTATATTTATTATATAAAATATAAATATGAGAGTAACAAGAAAAAGACCAATAAAAACGAATAAACGAATAACTTTGAAGAAAATAAATGTATCAATAATAGAAAAGGCAGAGAATTTTGGGTTGGAAACAATAAATGAAAAAAAGATAATAGAGAAAAAATCACCTATTCAAGAAAAGATGGATAAGGGGGATGCGAGTACAAAAGAAAAGTTATTATTGTTTAAAGAAAAAGGTATAACAATATTAGAAGAATTAAGTGAAGATGAATTGACCAGTATGTTGAAAATGGCCAATGATTATTACTATAATAAAGAGCCATTATTGGGTGATAATGTTTTTGATATATTAAAGGAGTATGTAGAAAAGAAATATCCTCAAAACATATTAATTAAGGAAGTAGGTTCAGAAATAAAGAAAAATAAAGTGACATTGCCTTATTATATGGGTTCAATGGATAAAATTAAGCCAGATACAAAGGCATTAGAGAATTGGTGTAACAAATATAAAGGAGGGTATGTATTATCATGTAAATTAGATGGTATAAGTGGATTATATAGCACAGAAGGTGAAGAAGCAAAATTATATACTCGTGGAAATGGGAAAGTGGGACAAGATATATCTTATTTAATTCCATATTTGAATTTACCTAAGGAGAAAGGGTTAGTAGTTCGTGGTGAATTAATTATGTTGAGAAAAAGTTTTGAAGATAATTATAAAGGTAAGTTTGCAAATGCAAGAAATATGGTTTCTGGATTAGTAAATAGTAAAACAGTAGATGATAAAATAAAAGATGTAGATTTCGTGAGTTATGAAGTAATCAAACCAGAATTGAAGATATCAGAACAAATGAAGAAAATGGAAGAAAGTGGTTTTAAAACAGTAAGAAACGAGAAAGTAGAAAAATTATCAAATGAATATTTATCAAATAAATTGGTAGATTGGAGAACAAATTATGCATATGAAATAGATGGAGTAATAGTAGCGGATGATAATATATATAAAAGAAAGGAGAAGAATCCAGAACATGCGTTTGCTTTTAAGATGGTTATAAGTGATCAAATAGCAGAAGCAAAAGTAGTAGATGTAATATGGACACCAAGTAAAAGTGGATTTTTGAAGCCCAAAGTAAGAATAGAACAAATAAATTTGGGAGGTGTAAAAATAGAGTATGCTACAGGATTTAATGGGTCATTTATAGAAAATAATAAGATAGGTATAGGTGCAAAGATTCAATTAATTAGAAGTGGTGATGTAATACCTCATATTAGAGAAGTGATAGAACAAGCAGATGAGGCAAAAATGCCCAATGTAAATTATCATTGGAATGAAAGTCATGTAGATATAATATTAGATAATATGGAAGAAGATAATACAGTAAAAGAGAAGAATATAACGGCATTTTTTACAACATTAGGAGTAGACGGTTTATCAAGTGGAAATGTAAAAAGAATTATGAATGCAGGATATGATAGTATAGCAAAGGTAATTTTAATGAAAAAGACTGATTTTAATGGAATAGAAGGTTTTAAAACAAAAATGATAGAAAAGATATATGGAGGTATTCAAGAGAAAATAAAAAACGCAAATATAGTGGATATAATGGTGGCTTCAAATATGTTTGGTCGTGGATTGGGTAGAAAAAAGATAGAACCAATTATGGAGAAATATCCAAATATTTTAACAAGTAATGAAAAATACGAAGAAAAGGTGGAAATGTTGAAAACAGTTACAAATATAGGTAAAGAAAATGCGAAAAGTTTTGCAAGTAATATAAATATATTTATGAATTTCTTGAAAGAAGCAAAATTGGAATATAAGATGAATGAAAAAGTAGAGAAAAAAGAGGAAGTAAAAGAAAGTGGTCATATCTTGAGTAATAAGAATGTGGTAATGACAAAAGTGCGTGATAAAGAGATAATAGAAAAGTTAAATGAAGTGGGTGGAAAATTGGTAGATTCTATAAATAAGAATACATTTGTATTAATAGTAAAAAATAAAGAAGATGAATCAAATAAGACGAAAAAGGCAAAGGAATTAAATATTCCGATAATGGAAGTAGATGAATTTAAAAAGAAATATATGTAAATTGATATAATATGTGAATATGTTATCAATTAGTTATAATAGCAAGGTATAGAATCAATATTTATAGTAGGGGTATTATTAGTTTTACATAAAAATTGAGAAAAGAAGGGATATGAGAGTTGATTTTGTGGTAAATGATTATGAACAGTTCTAGCAATCATTTTATATAATTTGAAATCAGGATATCTTTCTTCACCATTTTTTTTATATAAAACATTTTTTCCATAATCATCAGTGCACCATCTAGCAATAGTTTGTTGAAAGTCATTTAACTTAGTATCATTAATAGAATCAATAATAAAGTCAAAAATACTGCATCCAAGACGGCAAAGGTCAAAACTCATATTAGGTTCAATAATAGGTTTATTACGGTTATAATATGGTTCAAAATTGTATTGTGTAGCAGCGTCATCGCCGGGAGCAAAACTATCACTGCAGAATAAATTATTTTGGAATTTGTATATTCCTCTTCCAAAATCAATAAGTTTAAAAATCTTACCGTAAGTAGGAACCTTATATATTTTGGAGTCATATTGATAATAAATAAATTCCAAATCAGTATTTATATACATAATATTGTTAGTATGAAGGTCATTATGTGTAAAAGAGAAAGTTTTTTGGAAAACAATGAGTGTCATAATAATTTGCATAAGATAAGCGGCACTATTAGTTTCATCAACAAGGTTATTTTCAAGTAATTCATCAAATGTTCCTTGACATTTTTCAAGACAAATGGATTGTATAGGAAAATCATAAATATATGCATTAATATTATCGTCACTAGAAATGTCAGAGTCAGAATCATCACTATCGTTATCAGAATCTTGAGATTCATCTTCATCAGAATCATCTATAATCTCATCATCATCATCAGAATCATCGTCACTATTAACAATATCACTATTATCACTACTATCATCTGAATCTGAATCGGAAGAAGAGTCATTATTAGTATTTTTTAAAACACTATCATTTGTGTATATAGTTTCAGTAGTATTTTCAGGAGTGATTTCTTGAATGTGAAGTTCAGGTAAAGAACATACAGTAAGGTTATGTTTAGGAGAAGAAGATATATTTATTTTTTGTTTATTGCAGCGAGAATTATTAGAAAAAATTTGATATGGTAGGTTTTCAATATGATAAAGTTTATTAATATTTTCTGAAAAGAATGAGTGAGAATATAAAAATTCGAGATCATCGGTTATATTTGTCTTAAATTTTTTTTGAATACCTAAGAAAGAGCCATAATAGTCAATACCATGTAAAAAGTTATGTTGATGTAGTAATTTAGATGATAATAAACTAAAGAAATTGTCAATATAAGAAAGATTGTTTCTATTTAGCATTTTAGGATTAACAGAAAGGTTATGAGTA